AAAAATCAAATATTTCATCCTTAACAGTATCAGCGCTAGTTATAAGTTCTTCTAGTTCTTCATCTGCAATCTTTAATGAGGTACTACCATCATGAGGATTTTCAAATTCGTCTAAACTTTTTTCGGCTTCTGATTTTGGAGGATCTTTTGGTTTCGGTTGTTGATATCCCTCAGATACTGAAAGGCGTTCGCTTCCGCTTCCGCTAATCCCTCTAAAATCATCTGATCTAATCGACCTTTTGGCAGCTTCTTTAAAATATCTAATTGCTTCTTTTTTATTGCCATCTTTGTATATTCTTGCAGCTTCTGATAATTCATCAGAAAGCTCTCCTTTCATTTTAGCTAATTTAATTATTTTTTCTAGTGTTATAGCAGTTTCATCAAATAATTTCTTATTGTATTCATTATTTAACTTATTCTTGCCACCTTTTTGTATTGCCTCATCATTTTTAACTAAATAACCAGCAATAGACTTATCGTTTTTTAATGATTTGATACCTTTATCTAATACCGCAGCTCGTTCATTAATTAAAAATTCTTTAACAACTTGCTCACCAAATAAATCCTCTGTTTTAGAAATTGTTTGACCAGCATTTAATAAATCATTAATGGCTTGTTCTAATTGTACTTCATTGGCGTATTTATTTTTTGATAAATACTCTAAAGCATTAACGTGTAAATCAGGATCTTCTATCAGCTTACCTACTGCCGCTGCAACTTTATCATTTATTTTACTGTTAAGAAAAAACTGCCAGGCTATTGGATCTAGTTTTGCTAAATTATTTGCAACATTCCATGTGCTGCTTGATGGTGCAATCTCTAAAGCATAAGCAGTAGAAGCTGATCCGTATTGCCTTACAACTTTTGCAAGATCAGTTGCTTCAGCTGTATTGTTCATAACATTGACAACTGCTGCTTTTACAAATAAATCTTCTCTATTATATCCATCAGTCTCTCGATAAACACTAGCTCTTAATTCAACTTTTTGACCATCTTTCTGTGCTTTAATCCTTTTAGCTAATCCTAATCTTTGATGACCATCAGCTATAAATTTTTTACCATCAGCTCTTTCCCAAACTAAAACAACATTAGAAGCATCTTGATTCCATTTTGTTATGTGCCTTGCAATTTTTTGGAAACTCCAAATTGATCTTGTGTTGGATCTTGTTTGAATTGAAAAGTACCAGCATCAACTTCAATATCGTCTGGATCTAAAACTTCAAACTTACTTGGATTAGCATTTTCTGGATTTATTTCATGGATTGTTTCATCCATAATAATGTCATCGTGATCGTTTAATAATTTTTGATTGGCTTTGTTAGCTCTGTCAATATGTTCTAACTGAGCACTAGGAGTATCTGGAAAAGGATTATTATCATTAATAATAGACTCACCTTTTAAAATTTGCTCAACTGTATTTGTTGTAGATCCTTTATTAGCTTGTGGTATTACTTCTAATAATTCGCCAAGATCTTTTGATGACAAACCACTCATACTAGAATTTATAAAATCATATAATGTTTCTAAATCCATAATACCAGATCTAATATTTCGATCTAATTCTTTGCCTATTTCTTGCAATCTTGCATTTTTTGTACTTCTAAAAAGATTGGAATAAACTTTAGCTGTACTTTTTACAACACCTCCAATACCANCGACACCAACACCAGCTCCAATACCAGTCAATGCAATAACTTTTAAAGCATCTCCCCAATTATATTCTGAACCTAATCTTTTGTTATAAGAAACAACTTGAGTTTGAATACCTACTTCAGTAGCGGTTGCTAAAACAAATTCATTAAAAGCCATTTTAGCAATGTTTCCCCAGGTTTTAAAATTTCCACCCATTGCAATAGATGCTGGATATTGTGCTAAAATTAATGGATCTTTATGGACACCTTTTAGAGTACCCATCATATTGGCTACTGTAGAACCACTATCTGCATATTCAGTTTCAAATTGTAATTGTGCTTCAAGATCTTTAAGTTTTTGTTTTGTTAAATTTTCATAATAACTATATGGCTGAAAAGATTTTCCTGGATTTTTTTTTCTCCATTCTTGTTTTTGATTTTCAATAAAAGCAATTTTAGCATCTAAATGTTCTCTCGATACAATGCTACCTTGAAAAACTTCTGAACCTTCTGCATCTCCTAATACTCTTTGTTGAGTTTCAGACAAAAATGTAGTTCCATAATAATGATCGTCAACCTCTGGAATAGAATCTTGTAAACCAGATACTTCTTGACCAGAAGCATGATAAAATTCTTGATTAGATTTTTCTAAATCATGACCTATGTTTGTTAATTCAGATACAGAATTTCTAAATCCAGTTATTATTTTTTCTTGTGTATCTGAAATAGGAATAAAGCCTAATACTTTTCTATATTCAAAGGGTGCTGCTAAAGCTGTTTGATTTCCAAAAGCATTAAAAGATCTTGTTTTTTTATCAGTAAAAAAATCTTTTTTACCTTTGTTTGATAATTCAAATTTAGCCATTTAATAATTCTGCTTCCTTTTTCCTTCTTGTTGAAAACGCATCTCCAAAATTATTTAATTCTTCATATACTTTTTGCCAATCACCTTGAGCTGCATAATTAATAAAAGTTGGAGTCCTAGAATATGATCCATATTGAAAACCTACAGACGCTAATACTGTTTGTTGAGCACTTGTCAATTCTTCAAATTTTACAACTGGATTTAGATTATTAAATTGTGCAATCAAATTTTTGGAATAATATTTTTTACTGCAAATATCTATTTCTAAAACTTCTTGATCTGTCAAAATTAATTGATGTGCAGCATCACTTGCATTTTCACCAGATATACCAAAAAATTGTTCTAATTTTTTAATAATACTTTCTGGTATTTCAATAGATCTGCAAAACTCTACATCTTTTTCTTTTAAATCAAAACCAGTTGCAATTGTTACTCCTGAGTTTGGGGTAGGTTGATAGCCTTGCGTTATGCCTTTGCCTTCACATTCACTAATAAAATCCCATTGGATTGTGTTCATTGTAGCTCCTATTATTAAGAGCAGTCTGCTAATAAACAGACTGCTTAATGTTTACTTATTATTTGTAATCGTCTGGTAATTCAAACTCTGAGATTCCATATCTTTTTCCTAAGAGTTCTTTCAGATGCAACCAGATAGTTTTTTCAAAATCTAAGTCTCTATTTTTATCTTGGTCTACAACTGCATATTCAACAAAAGCTCCACATTCGATTATTTCAATCGTAAATTTCTTTTGTTCAATTACATTTGTTCCAAGTAATTTTTCTATAATAGCCATCATTATTTCCTTTCTGACACCATTATATCATTTTGGAAATTTTGATTTTTTAATTTTGACTGTTTTTAGTATTTTTTAAAAATATTATTATTACTTATCAATGCTTATTTTTTTTTAAAAAAAAAACTTGACAAGGTTTTTTCTTGTTTGCATTAATCTGTCTGCATTGGGAAAAGTCTTGGATAGATCCCTTTTAAGTCAAACAAAACATCGTTGCCTTTTTCGTCTGTATATCTTTTAGTACCTGGTTCATTTGGATTACCAAAATGTATATAATAAACTCCGTTAGCTTCTTCATAATTTGAAAAATAAATACTTTCTTTATCTTCAAATAATTCAGTCCAAGCAATTGCTTGACCATCTATATGAGCAAAAGGTACTTTAGAAAAATCTGCAAAAAATTCATCATCAGATGTTTCTAAATTGCCAGGCATATCTACTCTTTGTCTAATAACAAAAGTACCTTCATCAAATAATGTTTCATCCATATTATCTTCTAACATATCCATTAAATCCTCTGCATCTTTAAAATTTTCTATGGTATCTGGAATGATAATCCAATTGCCATCACCTTGCTCAATCATACCTCCGAAAAATTCATTTCCTCTACGAACTCTACCAGATGCTTCTTGTATAGACTCAGTATATAATTCTAATAAATCAGAGTCTGGCTGAAAAGTTGCATCAGCTCCGTACTGAGCTGGATTGTCTATTATTTCAGTTTTAAATCTTGAATTTAATAGTTTGTTATAAAAAATATAATCAGCTGTTTGTAATACTTGCTCTTTGACACCATTCATTTGATTGTCATTAAATGCTGTATTAAAATATTGATTTTTATATTCTAATTTCCATTTATCAGGAACTTGATCTATAATTTGTTTATTAGTGTTATCTTGATAACTTACATATCCTTTAATTGCACTTTCAATACTCCTGGAAATATTGCCATCATTTGCAGCTATAAGCATACCAATATGAGCCAACCCCTCATTCCCTTTACCACTTAAATTTTTAAAATTATTTAAAGCTGAAACAGTATCTGTACCAGCTAAACTTCCCATGTTAGTTAAAAAATTTAATACTTCGTCATAGTTAGCTGTTTTTAATTTTTCATCAATTGCAAGTATTTGATTCTTTGTAAAATATTGCTTATCCATATCCATGCGATTAGCATTGTTAGTTACAACTTCTATGTAGCTGCCATTGCCTGTTCCTTGTGCATCAAATGCGAATTGTTCTGGATTAGAAAAAAAGTCAACATCTGGTATTGGTGGATTTCCTAAATCTGTTTGTAGTTGATTATTATTATCAATTGAGTCAGTTCGCATTTTAGTTATTAAATCTGTAACTTTATCTCTTGCTTTTATTAGAGAATTATTAACTTCACTTGTGCCTTCACTTTTTTTAATTTCATCATTTATAGAATTTAAAATTTTTTGACCTTCAGCAATAGTTCCATTTTTTACTGTTTCAACAAATGTATAGGCATACATAGCATCTTCTAAATCAGTTATTGTCTTTTCATATTTAGGTGCTTTGCCATTAGCTATTCTTTTCCGGTCGAGCTCTGCTAATTTTTGTGCATTTGATGTCAGCACATCTAAATCAGGAGATACATATAATTCTAAAGACTCTATATCTGTTTTAACTTCATCTTCTATCATATCACCTTGCGTTGTAAGATTTGTTATTGCTTCTTTTTGATTTTTGTTGAGAGCTACTATTGCAGAATTTTTAATTGTACTTAAATCTTCAGGATTAATTAATTTATTAAATTCACCAGAATTGATTGCTTCTAAAACTTTTTGTGGATTTGAACTTAGTTGATTTTTTAATTCAGTCTTATATGCAATTTCATGATATTTATATATTAGTGCATCTCTATTGTTTCCAGACAAAATTCCAAGTTCTATTCCTTTATCAATTTCAACTGCAATATTGTTAAAACCTTTTTCTTTTGTTGCAGCATTTATACCATTTACATATTCATTTGTGTGATTATTAATATTTTGAGCAATAGTTGATTTTCCTTTATCAATGTTGTTTTGATATACTTGTGATTGAACATCAATAAAATTACTTGAGTAAGCATTTGTATATTTATCTTTAAAAGCTCTCTTTACAACATCATCATCTATTGTAGATAAAACTTGATTGTAATAATTATCAGATTGAAATTTAAAATTATTTAAAGCATTAGTATCACCTTGAGCCATAGCATCAGCTTTTAGTAAATTAAAACCTTTATTATTCTTATCACCTATTAAAAAATTTTCATATTTTTCAGATAAAATGTTTTCTCTCTCAATAGCTTTTTGCTGTGCATAAAATTTTACAGACATATCTAATCCAGTTTTGCCTAGTGTTGCTAAAGCATTAGCTGGAGCTGCGGCTGCTTCTTGCAATCCTCCAGGTACATTTAACTGACCAGCTCCAGATCCTCCAGCCAGTCCACTTTGAGATTTATAAGTTGGTATTTGTGCCATTATGTAACTCCATATTTGTTAATCATTCCTATTTGAGCTCCAGTACCAAGTAAAGTTGTACCAGCTTTGTAATAAGAAGCTGTTCTATTTTGTCGAGCTCTAAAAGTATTTGCATCAATTTGTAATCTTGCATTTATTGCTGACTCTTTAAATTCACCAGATTGTATTTTTGCATTGTGCATAATGCTTTCTTTCTCAATTTCTGCTTCTACAAAAGCATCTTTCATTACTTGTATTGGAGTTCCTTCATCTAATCTCACACCAGATACAGCATAATTTGCTTCTGTGGATGCTAAAGAAGTTTGAAAGTTTTTTTCAAATCGTGATACCTGATATTCACCTTTTGCAATTGATTGTTCTGCATTTTGTTCGCTTACTTTAGCATTACGACTCATAATACTATTTTCGTATTCTGCCGCTGAACTTGCTGCATTAGCGGCTTGTATTGTACCAACAGTTGTTAATGCTGCACTTGCAACTAAAAATGGAGTTACACCCATTATCTCACCCTCGCATATCTAACATGATCTTGATTTAAAATGTATTTTTTCATTGTTCCTTCTTCTTCTAATCCTAGCCATTTTGCAAATCGATGTCCTAATACAAAATCTTTTTTGACAGCTGTTTGCAATCTAACAACTTTATTTATTTCACATAATTGTTCTGTTTTTTTTTTAATAATGTACGCAGCTTCTAATTTAAAATTCCAAATATCCTTTGATGCCATAACCCAACCTTCAAAAACACCATCCCATAATGGTGTAATACCACCGCTAACTATAATATTTTGCTTATAGGTTGCAGTAAAACTCATATTTTCTTCTTCTAAATATACAAAACTTTCTCTTAAATTTTTATCAAACTGAACTTTAGGATCGTTCATAATATTGTTAGATAAAATTTGTGCGTGTTCTTTTTTAAAAGGTATTAATTCTAATTTACCCTTCATTAGTTGTGACTCTGGGATAAATACCAATTACGTTTGTCGGTAAAGGTTGTGACTGCCTAATAAAAATATGACCATCAGTATCAAAGTCACCTCTAAATTCTATTCTTTTATCTCCGCTAAATTCTAAAGTAGCTACATCCATTGTGTCTGATGTAGTTCTAAATGGAATGATTTCCATATCTGATAAATTTGAACCTACTTCTAAACCAACTGATCTAAATAATCTTAATGTTATCTCATGTATTCTTTTAATTCGAGATTGTGCAACTCCTTGTTGAGCTCCAGCTTCAATACGCATAGTTTGTAAAATACTTTCATACCCTAAACCTATTTGTATTGTATTGGCAGATCTATCTAATGTTATAGATCCTGAACTTACTTGTTTGTTACTGTGAGTAGATCCATCTGCAAGAATAGTAACTTGCTCACCCTCTAAATGATCTAATCCTGTTATTATAGTAGTGGGTGTTGTATCAGAATAACTTAACCCAGAGTCTACAAAAAAAGCATTATCAATAGTTTCCCCATAATCATAGCTTGTTAAATATTCAACATATCTTCTAGTAGCTCCATTTATAGTTCTTTTAACAACAATGTATAAATCATCTTCATCACTATCACCTGGAATTGTTGCTATGTTTTCTACGTTTGCATTTATAAAAATGTTATCTGTTTGTTCTGATGTTGGAGCTGAAGTCAATTCCAATATATTTTTTAAATCACTTGTTGTGCTTAATTTAAATTCATTTTGATTTATTCTTTTTACATAAAATTTTGTATTTTCTGATAAACCACCAATTGCAGTTCCAGATGTATCGTAATAAATTTCATCATTGTTTTCAAATCCATGAGATAAAGAAAAAATAGTGTTATTAGCAATATTGACACCTTGATATAAATATTGAGTTGTATCAGAACTTGGAGCTGAAGTTAATGATACAGCAGTTCCAGCTGTAGCATTGGCGGCAGATATAGCTAATTTTATTGTATTTGAATTAGTGGCAATTGCGTAATAAGGAATACCATTACTTAATCCTCCAATTGTGTTTGATAAAGCATAATAATAAACGACATCACCAGTTGAAAGACCATGACTAGATTTTGTTATTGTATTATTTGCTGTCGATACATTAGTGGCATTGCTTGTAAACTCTATTGCCTGGACAATAATATTTTTTGATGAATCTAATTTTCCACTAATTTGATGTTCATGCCAACCAACAACCTCTTCATTTCTTTGATAAGTTAATCCAATTAATGCTCCGTCAGTTCTCGTGCACCATAAAATACTATCTGGTTCTTGTTGATAGACCATTTCTGTTATGCCACTTTTTGTAATATCTTCTGACAATATTGTCATATCTGGAGCTACATAAGTGTCAAAGTCATAAGCGTATGCCATTTCTCTTAATTTTCTTTTAGCTCTTTGTAAAAACATTGTGACATTAGCAATTTGAACTGCGTCTACATTTGCAGATCCATAACTTGTTTGTTTTTGTATTTGAACATTTGTAGGAGTTAATGGTGAAGTTGTGCCAGATGCACTTACAACAAACTCACCTCCAATTGTTCCAGCTATTAAAGATCTTTGTGCTGATAAATATCTAATGGCATTTACTTTATTACTAGCAATTGTATAAACCATTGCGTCTGAATCATTAGATCCAGTTGTAAAATTTGAATAATCTGATGTTTTAGAAAACCATAATGATTGTGGGTTATCATTTGTTCCAGCAAATACTAATCTTTGTTCAAAGAAAGTTACAGAACTGGGATATTTATTTGTAGTTGTATTTAAAGCTGGTGATACAGATCCTGATAATGACGGAGCTGCGACTGTCCAAGAAGTATGTCCAGATCTAGTCAAAGTTCTTATAGCATGACTAGGATGAACTAGGTACATAAGATCTGCGGATTGTGCAAATTTAATATTTGGTAAGTCAGCTGTTTGATATGGAGATGCAACTTCGTAAATTTTATTTGCAGCTCCAGCTGATCCATAAGTTGTAAATGCTGAAGAATTGATAGCAACACCATCAACATTTTTTAATGAAAATGTATTAGTTGTTGAGTCTGCAACAATAAAAGTTTTATTATTAACTTCTGTCATTCCAACGACAGCTGTAATAATAACATGATCTCCATTTGTATAACCATGAGAATTTGCAGTTACAACCGCTGGATTAGCTTTTGTAATTGCAGAAATAGTTTTATCGGCTTCTGTAATAATACCTTTGTCTTTGTAAAACCTTATATATTCATTTCCAAACTCCATGACATACGTTTGAGTTGTTGAAAATTCAAATGGAATTAATCTAACTTTATTTGCACTTGATTTAGTTTCATGAATAAATCTTGTTCCTGGTCTACGACTAGCTCCACCATGCGGTTGTATTGTAAAATTTTTAAGTTGTTTGCATCCATTATAATATTTACCTAAATCTGTTCTTCCATCAAGTCTTGGTGACAGTTTACCAGCTGTAAAATTTGTAAATGCAAAAGTTTGTTTTACCATTAATATCTCGAATTTATATAAGAGCTGCTATCTAAATAATCAGCACTTCCCTCTGAAGCATCAGTATGTCTTGCAATAGATAATTTATCTCTGTACTCAGCCTTTAAGGTATTAGCTAAAGGATTACTGTTGGTGATTGCATATGCAAGTTCAGCTGCAAGTCTTGTTGAAATTGTTTCAATTAATAAAGTATCATACTCATTAGGATCATTAATCCTACCAACATATAAAAGATAAATAGTATCCTCATTNGTTAAAATCTTTCTTCCTTCTACTTTAAATGTTTGTCCACCATTAAGATCTGATGAAGATCCATCTGATGAACTACCAATTTTTATAACTCTTATACAATCACTTGGTAGTGTGTATTGATAAATATATTCGTGCGTTGGTTTATCTGTCTCAACTGCTAATTGCACTCTCTTAATTAAACAATTCCATAAGTGTTCTCTAAAAACACTATCTCTTACAGAATTATATCTTTGATTACATAGCCTGGCATTTTTACTATCTTCAGTTAATGAAGTTATATTATTAGCACCAAGCATATTTAACCCAGAGTTACATATTTCAATTACTGAGCTCATTTTATCCTACTAATGTTTTCTTTGCTGTTTTTGCAGATCTTGTAAAGTTTGCTTTAGTAGGAGCTCCAGCACTTCCAGGCTTTCTCATTTTTTCACCACTACCAGCAGCAATACGTTTGCGTTTGGCGTGAATATTTGCGTATAGTCCAGGTTTTGCCATTGATTTCTCCTAAATTTATAATGAAGCCAGGGGAGAACCCCCTGGCATATTTATTACTTGTTAGTATGCGTAGTGAACCCATAAATGGATTGAACCAGTTATAGTTGCACCGCCAGTTGTAATAACTAAATCAGTAGTTGAAGAAGTTATTTTGTAACCTAATCCAGTTACTGGTGTTTGTGCTGCTCCAGCGGAGCTACCAGCTAACATGGATTGTGATTGTCCAGCGACATTCCAAGTTCCTACTGCTGCCATATAACGATCATCGTCAGAAGCGTCTCCAACTTTTAAAGTTGATGATCCGCCTAAAGCATCACACTTTAAGATTACATTGTGCACAGTTGCACCGATTGGTAATCTTGCGATCGTGATGTCTGATCCTGATGCTAAACTAGCAGCTTCGTAAGTATCATAATGAACATGAAGCGAACCAGTATTACTAGCTGCATCAACCATTACACTAGGAGTTGCATCTAAGTTTGTGATATTTACACTTTTTACACTTGCCATTTTTTATTTTCTCCTATTATTCGTCACAAGCTATTTCAATAACCTTAGACTCTTCCATTCTTACTGCACCAATTGACATACAGTAGTAAACTTGAGTTGAATAAGATTTATCTGCTCGTTCTGTTATTTTTGCTGTTACGTCTTTACCAACTGCAAGTTTAATTGCATCTTCAGTAAATGCGTAGCAAAGTCTGTCATCAGTATTAGTTGCATCGAGTGACAATCTATTTGACATGATGAACTCAAATCCAAGAAAACTATTAAGTGTTCCTTGAGCTAAAGCCTTGACTGTATTAAAGTCAGAGCTCTTTACCTCAGTTGTAGCTAATAGATCTGTGACTTGTTTTGCTCCATAAACAAAATATCTTTTTAGAGATGGATCAACATCTGCTAAGTCCAATAATTCTTTTGCTTTTAGTAGCTTTGTTACAGTTAGTCCGTCTGATTGTGATGAGCTAAATGGTTTATTACCAGCTGGTAGTGCTGTAGCGGTTGCTCCAGTTACACCTGTTTGAGCTGATCCACCTAGTGCTGAAATAATCACATCATCCATACTTCTACCCATAGCAGCTGCGGCTGCTTTTGAATAAGAAGATGTTGGATCGATTAACATTCTGATTTTATCTTGATCGTCAATAAGATCAGCCCACTCGTAATCCGCTAAAGATACTCTTCTTCTATCGTGTGGAGTATCTATTTGGGGGGTTGATCCGTGCCTTGATGTACGAACTTGAGCAGAACTAGAACCGATTTGTTCAAAAAATGCGTTTTTTCCAGTTATACTCTCAACATCACAAGCAGATCTTAGTCTTGAACCCATTTGCTGAGAAAGCATAGAAACATTGTTCTTATACTGTTCAACAAATGCAGTTGTTATTTGATTTGACATTTTAATGTCCTCCTTGTTGTTAGTTGTTATGTTAAAAAGATGGAAAAATTATCCCTGAATGGGGTTTGTCCTACATTTTACACCTGGTCGGTGATGGTCTTTCCCATGGTCGCACAGAGTCTTAAAAGATTATTCTGCTATTCCCCAAACTGTATTTTATACAGTTGAGCAACCTCTTGTACTGCCATCTCATGATTTGGATGGTTTTTATTTGTATAGGCTTCACTAGATTGTAATTTTGCAATCTCTCTTTGTGCATCAGCTGGTGATACGCCTACATTAGTTTCTTTAGTTAATTGATCTTCGCTAAAATTTTTGCCAAGAGCTACTAAAGATTTTATAAACTCAGGATGGTTTCCTAATTGTGTTCCATCATTTAATGTTAAAGAAGCCATGCCTTCTGCAAAATGCGTTTTAAAAACATTGTCAGCTAAAGCTAAATTATTATCATAACTTAAACCCCATTCTTTTCTCAAAGCTGTTTCTTGTTCAGCCATGTTAGCTTGTGCCATTGTTTCAACTGAGCCATTTGCATCAGTTTGCATTTGATTGTAATATTCTAAAACTGCATTAGCCTGGTTGTTTGTTAAACCATTTTTATGTGCAATCTCTGTAAAATTACTAATGACTTGTTTATTTTCTTCAGGTATTTCAAAACTAAATTGATAAGCATCAGCTTTTTCTGGTCTACCTAATTTATTGTAAACTTGCATCCAGTCATCCTCGGTAGCGTGTTTACCTGGTAGTGCTATCTTATCCGCACCCACCATTTTATTTGCGTGTAAATAACTTTTTGCTAAATCACCAGCATTTGTAAAACTTTTTAATGATGGTTCATTTCTTATATCTTCTGGTAGTGTATCTGTAAAAGTATCTGTAACAGATTGCTGAGTATCAGCAGTTGTCTGATCTTCACTCATTATTTATTTGCTCCTTTTGTTGTAGTATGTTTTGTATGAACAAAACCAC